GCTTGATCCCATTGAAGCCAACCCTGCTTTGGCAACGGCACCAATGGCGATAAGGGCGGCTCCTGCGGCAATGGCAGGAAGGCCTGTGAAGGCAAGCAATGATTTTTTCAATGCCTCGATCCCAAGACCCGCCGTCAAGATTATCTTACCCATTTGGATTGCCAAATCTGCAATCACTGTCAACAAGCCTTTAACCACGTCCCCGAAACTACCCCCCGAGACTGCAATGTTGGCGATGCCGGTGGCAAACGATTCCACCATACTCACGATGGCCTGGTTGACACGTACCGCCAACTCGTCCGAAATTTCTGCAATAGTCCCTAACTGCTCATTGGAGGCGAGTGTGATTTCTTCCAATCCTTTTACGCCTGCCTTGCTGAGGTTTTTGACACCCTCCCAAAGTCCAAACGTCTCCGCCTCCACTTGCCGCCGTGCCTTCCGAATGGATTCGGTTGGGTCAGGGACCTCAACCTCCTCTACTTCTGCAGGGGACTCCTCAAACAATTTGAAGAAATCTGCGACGGCTTCATCGGCACCAAACATACCCGCAATATCTAACGACTGGAACATCGTTTTCAAGGCACCTCCAACGATGCTGACGGCATTGGCCGCGGACTCCCCTAAAGTGGTAAACTGACCGGCGGCCGTTTCTGCCCTGCTCCCTGCCGTTTGCATTACCCCACCGGCAACGGAAGCGGCCCCACTCAAACTGTCTGTAGAATCCGCCGTCTGCTCACCCGCTTCTCCCAGTTCCGTAAACGGGTCTAAGGCCTTGTCTAGGTTTTGAGAAATCTGTTCGCCTTGTTCACGTGTAACGGCTTCAGTGTTTTCTGCCGCCCGATTAATCCGTTCCAAATCCTGCTCGGCACCGATGGCGGCTCCGGAGGCGCTGGAACCTACTTCTTGGAAGCCTTCACTGACAGCCATTAGGCTATCGGAAACCCCCCGTTCCATTTGTGATCCCGATTCCTCTAAGCCTTGGAAAGACTGTGGAATTCTATCCAATGCGACAACGGAATTATTCATGTCGTCTTCTATGGATTCACGTACCCTCCTTAAGGCTCCCATGACCCCACTTGTAGAATCTACTGTGGCGGCTTCCGTGCCTGCGGCCGCATCTCCTAACCCTGCGAGAGACTGGGAGGCGGCTGCCACGTCCTGGTCCACATTTTCTGCCAAGCTGCCTGTGGCGGAACGGATCCGATCATTCATTCCATCAATGGCACCGGCTGTCTGTTCAGCGCCTTGGCGGATGGTGAGTAAAGAGGCTTGGACTTGCCGTGTACTGCCTTGGAGGGCAGAGCCTTCCACATCCACTTCTACATTGCCTAGCGTATCCGCCATTTCTCCTGCGGAGTCTGCAATGGCTCGGACCGCTTGATCCCCGTCCACTTTATTCAAGGAATCGTTCATTTGACCGACAGCTCCCTCTACCTGGGTGCCAGCCTCCCGTGCAGTTGTGCCTATTGCCGCGACACTCCGCGAGAAACCAACGACCGACCCTTCCGCGGTATCAAATGTCTGGGCCGTATCTGCCCCCACCGTCTCGAGGGAATTTGACGTATCCTCCAGCACGTCTCCCGCATCCCCTACGGCTTGGCTGACAGCACCCATACCCGTTGCAACCTCGTTCAAGGAACCTGCGGAGGATTCCATTTTGGCTGTGGCTTCACTGACACTGCCTGCGGCTCCCTCCACTGTTTCTGCAGAATCGGTGATGGCTGCATCGGTTTCCGCAAACGCCCCCGCCACCCACTTGGTGAAACTTACGAGTCCGCTTGCCATGCCTTGGGTCGTATTGGCAAGCTCGTTTATGGATTCAAACAGTCCCCCAAAGATCCCATCGAATTCCATTTCCGTGGTAAAGAAATCAATGGTAGCCTGCTTGGCTCTTTCCATTAATCGTTCCCAGTTGTCCACGAACCATTGCCCAATAACGACACCGGTAGCGAAAGCGGCGGCGATTAAGAAAAAACGACTCCGAACGAGAACGGAAAAGGCGATAATGATTTTGGCAGCTTTGGCAAGGGCCATCATTAACGGGCCACTGACTGCAAGGAGTCCAACCACCTTAAGAATATTGTTTCGGGCATCCTCCTCCATGGTGGCGAAATTGCGAACAACTTTACCTAGATGCTCTGCCATTTTTTCTAGGGCAGGGGCAAGGGTTTCCCCTATCACGATTCCTAGGTCCGTTATTTGGCTCCATAACAGTTTTGCCTTGGCGGAGAAACTTGTCATTTGCTTCTCGGCAACCTCCTTGGTAATGCCACTGGCATCGCGCAAGGCTTCCTCGTAATTTCGGATCTCCTGGGAAGTACCAATCAGCGGTAGGATCATTCCTTGCACCCGTGCCGTGAAGCCAATGGACTCCAGTGCCGCCGTTCGCTGTTCATCACTCATGTACTTGAATGCTACTTCAAGGTCTTGAATGATGTCTGCCATATTCCTCATTTCTCCCGAGGAATTAAAAATGGATACTCCAAGCTCTTCCAGTTCCGCCTTGTTCTTGGTGGCGGCTTGTGAAAGCAAACGTATCACACGAGACAGACCCGTACCGGCAATCTCCCCTTTGATACCTTGATCGGCAAAGGCGGCAAGTACCGCGACACCTTCCTCAATTTCTTTGCCGAATGTCTTTAAGGCAGAACCCGCCTCCCGCGTCAATGCTGTGGAGAATTGTTCTACCGTTGCGTTGGCAAGTGTATTGGCTTTCACGAGGACGTCGGTCACCCGTTTCATGTTCTCTAGATTCTTGGCTGAATCCGAGACAGTGAGCCCCAATGCGGATTGGGCATCTGTTGCCAAGTCCGTCGCCGTTGCCAAGTCAAACATACCCGCAATGGCAAACTCAGAAACGGCAGGTAGTGCCGCGATAGACTGCTCGGCATCTAGACCGGCGGAGGCAAGGAAGAAGTAGGCTTCAGCGGCTTGGGTGGCCGTGTTAATTGTATCACGTCCAATCGCCCGTGCCACGTCTTCCATTTGGTTGCGCATCTCCGCAGACACGTTGCCCATGATGGCAAGGGATTGGGTCATCTTGTCATCGAAGCTGGCAAACGCTTTCACACTTGCACCCCCTATGGCTGCAATGGGCAGGGTAAGGGAGGTGGTGAGCTTTCGCCCGAGCATGTCTGCCTTATTGGCAAGTTCTTTAAACTGCGCACCCATCCGCCGAGACATTACGGCACTGGCGGCACGGATGTCACGAAAATCTGTTTTGACTTTCGCCATGGAAGCATCCCATTGGGATAGGTCCGCTCCTATTTGGCCAATTAAGGCTCCTAAATCTTTTCCGCCTATCATTTTATCTCCTTGTCGCCTTGTTTGACTGTGACGTTTTCATGTCCGGCCATTCCTAAAATAAAAGCACGCATCTCCTCTAGGGTCTGCGTCTTTTTAGGCTTGTCCCAACTAAACTCGTAAAGTTTTACGGGATCGCTGATGATGTCTTTTTGCTTCCTGCCCATTGCCGTATTATGGGCAATCACCCCGTTCATTCTAAGGGTCTCGCATATCCGGCGCATAGGTCCGAAATTGACCTCATCAAAATCTTCCATTGCGTAAAAGAACTCCGCGGGCGTGAGCTGATAAAACTCCTTGCTACTCAGCCCAAAACGGCTAATGGCAATACCACAAAGCTTATTTAAGTCTTCGGCTTCTTCGGTGATCGTTTCATTGGCGATTCTTTCCGTGTCGCCTCCTGTACCTTTCCCACTTTTTCTTCCAGCTTTTCAACAAGCTCGGGCGGGAAGAATTTAGGGGACGTAAACAGGCCGATATACTCCGGGAAGCACAAATCAAGAATCATTGGCATATCCTCTCGGTCAAACGGCATTTCTGCATCTTCGGCGAAGGCTCCTACCTTCAGCGCTCCGTACAAAATGACCTCATGGACTTGGGGGTTCTCCTCGGACTGCTTTAGAGCCTGCCCCAAAGACATTCCAAATTCTTCTTGGACCTTTTTCATAACAAAGTACCCAATTCTTACCGGGTACTTTTTATCGCGAATTGTGATGTATTCTACCATAATATTTCAAGTATTAATGCTGGGGTTTAGACAGCGGCTACCCGTGTAGGAAGGGTCTTGTACCCCTCCCACTCCGAGCGCCATTCTGTCAGTAAATTACAGGCAAGATACCACGTGTTAAGTGAAACTCTTACCCATTATGCTACGGTAACGGTACCGCTGATTTCAATCGTTACATCTACCGTCACTCGATCACCTTCGGGAATAGTGAGGGGGCACTCAGTCACAAGGCCTGTGAAGGTCATTGTGGTGGACGGATCGTCCGGTAGCGCCAACTGGTATTCCACAGGTGTGTCAGACTCAAAATCCGCTTTGATAAGAGCGTATTCTGCGGCAGTAAAGTTGCAAGTGAAAGTCAGCTGACCGGCATCTCGCAAACCGCCAATTTTTTCTCGGTACCCTCCGGTAGAACCGAACGTGGTAACATCAATCATCTCCCGAGACATGCTCGGACCACTGATATTGAACACTTCTGCGATGGGGGTGTAACCACCTATTCCATCATCTCTACCGAGTGTGGCACCTATTCCTGTAATTGCCATGAGTTGTTTCCTCCTTTTAGTTTACTGTTGATTCAGTTTTTTTACGTCCGTTGGATTCCGTAATTCACAATCACTCGCGGACGGTTGTTTTCATCGTAATCTAAAAGCGCTGGACTATCCAACGCCTCGATTAAGGTGTATGTGGTTCCGTTGATAACCTTATTGCCGTCTCCGTGTAGCAAGGCAATCAGCTCATTGGACAGCCTAAAGGCTTCCGGGTAGCTGGTATTCCGCACACGTATTTGGAAGGCGGCATAGTCATACAAGGGATCACTTTTTGACAGGCTCAGAAATGGCCCGGCACCGGGGACGTCAAAAATCGTAACCGTATTATGAGGGGACGTGGGTTCACGTCCAATAAACAGGTCCGTCTTAAACACCAAAGACGTGCCTGCCTCAATTAAATCTTTTATGTCAATAGATACGGCTGTCATTTAAACTTAGCTTTCTTTCGTATGGCTTCAATCATTTCCTTTCTGTTGTTTTTCAAGGCCGAGTATAACCACCGAGCCTTCGCCGTTGGGCGTTTGAATTTCGCATCTACTTTCTCGTGGACGAACACTGCATAATTGGCAGTATATCCAAACAAGACAAGCGGGCGCCATTCGCGTCCATTGGCTTTGGCAACTTGTTTCGCCTGTGTAGTTACACTAGAAAAATCTTGTGTCATTTCGCTGGCATTGGGTCCTTTGAATTTACCTATAACCATGTCCCCATTATCACTGCCGCTGGTTACGACAAACCAACTGGCCCTGAGGTTTCCTGTGTCTAATGGAATGGACTTGTCGGCGGCCCGCTGGAGGATAATGACAGCGTCAATCAATCCCTCTAATGTACGGCCATTCAGCTGACGAATCTCATAATTGAGATTATTCATTACCGTGCTCATTCCTTTCCATTTTATTTTCATAAGTAGGCGACAAAGACGTCCATGGTTGCCGAACGAAACAGGGGGTGCCTGTCCATTCGTTTAATTTCAAAAGCCCCATCAAGCACCCTAGGGTCTGCGGGGTAGTCATTAAGCTCTCCATTCAATACTGCCAGTTCCAATTCCGCCACCGTGCCGAGCTTAATGACGCTCTGCTCTAGCAAATCAGTAGGGGTTAGAACTTGGGCATTGGAGACAAATTCTTTTCCGTTATTCTGTGCCATCACTTCCGTATGTGAATCCCAACGGACTTTGATGTCCACGGGGTCTGCGAACTCCGTCCCCCCAAACCCATCCGAGCCCTCGTAGGCCCAATAGACAGCGTCCTGGACGCAAACCTTTTCTATGAATGACAGAACACTCATTAGCTATAATCCTCGTTTATTGCCTTAAGGTTTGGGACCTTCTTTCCGGCGTTGCTCAGTGTACCTGTCGTATCCAACTGAGCGGCCGTCTGTCCGTACGTGGTGGAGAGTAAGTATTGCCCAAACACGTCCGCGAAACGTTGCTCCACAGGACCCGCCTTTTCGTGTGTGGCTTGGCGTTCAATTGTCGCCACAATGTAGTGGGCGGCAAGCCACCTTTCAATCTCCTTAAGCAGTGTGGCTCCTAGGTTGGAATTTCCTAGCATCTCATCCACGGCTGCACTGGCGGCGATAATAAAGGCATCCACACGGGCGTCAGTGAGTGTGGTGTCTAGAATTTCTTTTACTTCTGCGGCGGTTACTCTGGCCATCTTGCCTCCATGGTTATTTAGGCGGTATTCGTCAGGATTCTTTAATTATTTAGGCGGTATTCTTTGCCTTTCCTAACTAATTAAACCCTTATTCGTCGCCTCACCTTATTTAATTAACTGTGATTCCGTATGTGATCCCACACACTGTAACGCACGTGGAATCATATAAGGAATCCCTTGTGAAGTAGTAGGCCCGCCCCAAGACCAAAACATAAAAAATCCAAGGGCGAGCTCTACTTCGTGCCCCAGCACTAAACCTTAGGCTGGCAGGGAGTGAACGATCCCTGTTCGGCCGTTCTGATCTGCGCGGATCTGCGGCACTTGGATGGTCATGACTTTGAACTTGTTCACCATGCCTCCTTCCGTGCTCCATTCCACGTTCTGCATTCCCATTCCGTTGACAAGCCGAACCACGTCGGAAGTCATTTGAACGAGTACCACGTTGGACGCGGGCAGGGTATCCACGACAACGACGTCTTGGATATTGTTGATTGCCAGTATCCGTTCGCGGATCGTATTCGAGCCTTTGGACGAGGAATAGTCCTTGTCCATTTTGGTCTCGAAATTCGTCGGAATGTAAAGCGTATATGGACCATAGAAATGGTCGTCAATCGCCGCCTGCTTCATCAGCAGAACTTCATTCACGATCGTTTCACCAGTGGTGCCTGCAAGACTCCAATCAGTGATGTTGAAACCTCCGCCGGCAGGATGGATCCTGTTGGGGAAGTTGAGGTAACTGTAAATGGCACCTCCTCCAAAAGAGTAGGACGTGTCAGTGAACAGCATGTCCTCCAATTTCTCGGATACCTTCCGAGCCGCGCGTTCCGCAGAGGAAACGTCCAGTGGATTGCCTAACCGCCGAGAGTTTTCAAGCACTCGTTGGTTGATTTCATAATCCACGTGGATGATCGGCAAGGGTAGATATACGGTATTGAATTCCGGCCGGTCGTTGTCCCCACGGGTCACGGCATCCATGCTCAGTTGCGCCTCCATGGCGTCGCTGATGTCATGGTACTCAAGAACTGTGGTTCCCATTCCGTTTCCGAGGTTGTACGTCAACCCTTTGGAAATCAAATCCGAAATACCTGTGAGGCGTTTCTCGGCAATACCAAGGACCGCTTCATCCAGCATTTTCCATTCATCCCGCCGGAGGGTTCCGGGGGCGTTCACTTGGAGTTGTGCCCAGCTGTTCTTGCTGGTAGGGTCTCCACCCTTGTAAACGGTCATATACGTCTTGCCATCGTTGCCAATGAACGGGCGCATACGTCCGATATTGAGTCTGCTTGAATTGGTCAGTTGAGACGCAACAGCTCCCTGTCCGCCGTTCTTACCAACCAAGTCTACACTTGCTTCAAAAGACATAGTATTTCTCCTTTCTTTTTTGGTTTAGATTGCGCGGACAGGAACCCTGTGGTTCGTGTCTTCGTCAATGATTTTGGCGCCCACTACCTGACCGATTGGATGGCCGGTTGTAATCGCTTGAAGTTGCCCGGTTGTCGCGGATGCTTCCAACACGTCGCCGATGGCGGGAGAGAAAGCGGCATCTACGACAGCAAGGAATACCTCCCCGGGTTGTACGTGCCACACCTGGACAGGGTCGCCACTGGCGTAGCTGTCACGGGTGGACTTGCCTTGGAGTTCATCCTCCAATGCTACGGACACGGGAATAATCGCTCCGGCAGCCGCGTTGGCGTCTACCGTGCCGTCGGCTTGCAGATCAACGAGGGAACCGGGAAGGATTGCTCCTCCTGCGGGAAGTTCCTCGATGATATCTTGGTACTTTTTGACTTTGATGGTTCGTTTTGAAGCCATGTTCGTTTACCTCCTTTTAGGATTTCAGTTCAACGCCTGCAGGGAGAAGAAAGTCCTCTTCTGCGGCTTGGTTGTTGACGATTGCACTCGCGCCTTGGCCAGAATAATCTGCCTTTCGTACAGACTTATTGAGGCGTTGGAGAGTGTCCATGTCCATGGCTTCCAACGTTGCCGTCGGCCATGTATCCTCGCTCGTATTGGCTTGGATGGATTTGATAATCGTACCACGCTGCTCCTGGTACGTTTTCAGGCCAAGCTCTACTTGGCTTTTCACTTCCTCGGGAAGCAGTTCCTTCGCGGTGTCAATGCTTGACAGATCCTCGGCAAGTGCTTGCACTGCCTCCTCCCGTGTTACTTCCGCCTTGGGCGCCTCTGTGGGCTCCAATTTGTCAAGTTGGGATTCATTGAGATTCAAAAGCCAATCTCGGTCGGATTTGGTGAAGCGGGTGCGCTGGTTGTTGATTAACGCAACCACCTTATCCATTACCTCGCCGCTTGGCTTCGTAGGTGTAGATTCAGATGACATATCGTCTCCGGTTTGTTTTTGGTTGTTATTGTATTTGGTACGACGCATCGTGCACCCGCACTCACCGCCGTCCTCGTTCTGTTGCATTGCAACAAATTCTACCTTCCGCCGTACTTGTTCAGCCTGCCCGTCCAAGGTTATTTCACCTTGTTCATTGGTACTGTAGGATTGGCGGTAATATTGTTTTTCTCCGCTATTGGTGTCGCGGACTGCATAAACGAAAACATCGTCAAACACCTCCGAAAGGAAGTGGACGTTGGCTTGGGTATCACGGGCGTCTAGCATCTTTTGCAATTTGCTAGAAAGTTCCACGAATCCCATTTCGTTTACCGATAGTTTGTTGGTTACATATTGGTTGATGAAATCAGTAGGCTGTGACTGCTTCAAATCAACCAACACGTCTAATGACTCATTCATAGTGCCATGTGGCTCCTCCTGTTGTTTGTTTGTTCGGATTCCGCAGCCGTCTTGCCAACTGCACGCCCCAATATCTCCGGGCAGTAAAGCCAAGTGATCGGGCTGGTACTCGATGGTGACTGCAATAAAGTTTTCTCCATTCCATTGTCCGCTTCGTTGGGCGTCTCGGGTCATGGCGCCTGTTGATACTTCTAGGGGCTTACCCTCCCGTAGGTAATTAATGATTTCCGGGTTAATTGCCAGCGCCCGTTGAACGTCAATATAGGCAGTGGCTTTCAACTTTCCCTCCTCCGTGCGAGCATTTCTAACCATCCCAACTACCCACTCTTTTTCGGGGGCGTCATTGACACTTACGAAGCCCCCATCTATCTCCGGATGACCGGCTGTCAACGGCACCCCATTCCACTGTGGGGCAACGGGGGTAAAGTTTTCTTCCAAATGGAGGATAGGACCTCCGCTTCCGTTGTGCACGCCCTCCACCATCATAACCACAGGCACCACCAGGTGGTCCCGTCCTTGAATCGTTTCCTCCTTAAGTGTGTAGGCACCTAGAGAGATTTCGTTAAGTTGGAGAAGTGTAGCCTCAGTCATTTTCATGAAGTTTCAAATGTTATGTCGTTATTCTGTTTGGGATGAACTTCAGTATGTGGATCATCTCCAAAGGCGATCTCATCAGGAATGCCATCTCGAAACGCCCGACAAGTATGCCGTTCTGTTCTTTCATCCCCATCATTTACGACGCCAATGTAATGTATGCAACCCCGTTTTGTACAATTCGATTCATTAATCATAATAATCACCTTCAGAATAATTCTTCCATAATAAAATCTTCAATCTCCTGCGGCAACATGCCCTTTTTATACTTAGGACTGGTATAAGCCGCGAAGGCCTCCGCCCAAAGTTCAGCCGGTTCTGACGCCCCATATTGAGAAACGCGGTCTTTCCAATACTGTGAATTCACACCCCCTTGAGAGTCAAACAAACTTTTCCAGCGGGCTTTGGTTTGGGGGGTCCACATGTTGTTATCAATAAAATGACCAAATTCATGCCTCACAGTGTGCCTGGCAGAATCACCCGTGAACCACCGCCCTATGCTCACCTCACTGGTACTACTTGCAAACCTTTTCATTTTGAGGTTAATATACGTGGAGTATTGCGTCCCGCTGGTCCCCACACCTAATCGATCAGTATACATAAATCCTAAACTCCGCCGCCCATATTCCATTTTTTTATATTCCGCATGGAGTCTGGGCAGTTTGTTGAATATGTCTTCTCGGAGAGCGCGTCCTACATCATTGACCCTACGCTTCGCCTCAGGCATTTTATCTAACCATTCTGCCAGCCGGCTTGTCTGTTGGGGTATTCCTGAGTGCATGCCGTATACCACATTCATTTCCTTAAACTGATTGATAAACTCCTCAGCCGTCTCCATGTCTTGCCATTCCACATTCTCAGCCACCTGCCCCTCCAACGTCTTCCGAAAATCTTCCTCACGTGCTGGCAGCATAATGCAACGGCACATGGGGTGAAGGGGAATCAAGTTCTGGGCCTCGTCCAAGGAGAACACTTGTCCTTCTAGACCGGCACAGATTGCGCAGACTCTGTCGTCATTCGCCGTACTTAATTCCGCCATCAACACCACCCCCTGGAGTTGCCAGTTTCTGTATTCTTGCATCATTCCCTGATGGTGCGCTCGTATGGTTTCCGTACGGGCCAGCATCTCCGCTCGCCGCTGGGGGCTAATGGAGCGACCTAGGGAATCTGTGATACCAAGCGACTGACGGCCTTTACCACTAATGGTGGCGTTTAATTTCCGGGCCAGCAAACGAGGTCCGTCCCCGTCCGCCAGCCCTTGGGTCAATACACGGGAGATCTGCTGATCCATTGCGGCAGTGATCCCTTTCAATTCGTTGAAGGCCCGTGTGTACAAGACCCCTAAGCGGTCGGCATGTGCACCCCCGTTTAATACAGCATTCAATCCTCCTTGGATGGTGTTCATGTCTAGGATCGGATTGTTTCCTACGATCCCCATCCTGTCCATTTCGTAGGCGGCACGCAAGACGCCCCGTTTGTACGTATCCTCGATATAGACATTGTGCCATGCCCCCTCAATAGACATGCCGATCCTTTGGCGCATAGAAAGTTCTAAAAGATTGGCATTGGCTTGCTGCTCCAACCACCGCATGAAGGCGGACACTTTATCCGCCGAGCGTGTGAAGGCGAATGCCCTTCTTGGCAACCCGCTTTCCGCATTGTTGGTGAGGGTGAGTGTGTTGGCAGTGATTCCTCTCTCCGAGGGAGGAACGTCCGCCAGTCCAAAACAGTCTTTATTGACAATGGCATCCAAAATCAATCCGCGAATGATGCGGAAGCGTTTGTTCATATCGGCGGCAAAACGGTTGCGGATAGCCGTAGTCCGTGTGGGGTCACGTCGGGCGTTTAAAACCTGTAAATCCGCAGAGCTAAGAGCCGCTTGGCACATGCTTTAATTTTGGTTGGAATTGGAGTTGTTTACTTTGGTAACAAGGAACTCAATGGACCTACGGAGCTCACGGTTGGTTGCCGATTGCTCTTTCATAAGTTCGATGAACTCCTTGCTTAATTCTTGGAAGTCGTCGGCCTTGGTATCTTTGTCCTTGTGTAACTGTTCAATGACTTTTTGCGTGTACCGTTCATATTTCAAATGGTACCGGCTTACGACTATGATTCCTACCACCAATAGGCCGATAGAAAATAGCTGATCAAAACCAAGTGCAAGCAGTCCGTCCGCCGTAGGTATTGAAGGGGATACTTGGGCCCAGATCATTGACATAAGAATTAAAAAATATCCTATCAATTGCATTTGAATCTTCCTGTGCCATTTAACTTTGAGCAGGCTCTTCGCCCCTACTGGGTTCATTGCTACCACCTGCAGATTGTGCTTCTCGTTCAAGTTCATCTTCTATTCGTGTTACCCGCTCTTGGAAGTCCATTTGAACGGCCATGATTTGTTCGACCTCATCCTCTTCCAATTTCAAGATGTTGCGCAAGAACGCCTCCAGCGGCACCATCATTTCTGTCTGCGGATTATTGGTATAGTTTGTTAAGGCTGTGGCCCGCTTGCTGCCTATTTCACTCCTTTCGGATTCAGACAGAGCGAACAGGTCAGACCAGGCAACCGTGTATCCTTCCTCCTCGGTTTGGGGAGGGGGGAGGACTCCTCTCTCTATCATAGTGTCAACGAAGGCGCGCACGATGTGGGGCTCACACGTTTCGAGTCTGCGGGCCTGTATATACTCCTTCCATGTGGCGGAGTCTTGTGAGCTGGCAAGCTCGCCACGCTCACTGCCCATTAGAATCCGTAGTGGGATTCCTGACAAGGCGCTTATCATTTTCATTTGGACTTCCACGTGGCCTGTGGGATCGGCAATTTGTTGCGCCAAGGATTCCAAGTCAATTCCTTCCGCGATTAATACCCTGCGAAGATCGTGTTCGTACTCCTTAATCTGATCTTGGAATTTCTCCTTTAGGGCATCGTCAATCTTATAATCCGGATTGGCTTGACCGAAGTATCCCGGACGGGCACCACGCCAAAACATCTCCGCGGAACCCCCTACAAGTTTTTCCAAGTCTTTGAGGCGGTTGTAGGCAGTGATCATTATAGGATCCCCCTCCACCTCATCATCCAAGTTCTCCACGCATACATGGATCACCCGTGTATAGTGTACTTGGAGTTCTGTGTAGGTGTCTTCCTCCCCGCGTTTGATGAACTTGATTTTATACATGCGGGGGAGACCGTAACGGGGATTGGAGGGGTCTGTCTCCCAGTACTGCACCTCACAGGAGTGCTCCCCGTAAACTTTGGTATAGAGAAGCTCACGCTCTCCCTCGGAGACGGGCTGGCCCCATGTGTCTTGGGCGCTATCATCAAACCCCAACAGTATAATGGCAAACCGTCCCAATTGGCTCAGCCGATCTACGCGGAGAAACGTGTGCTTCAAATTCAATTTCCTGTCAAGTACCTGGTAGGCTTTCTCCAGTTCCGTATCTTCCTCCTCCGTAGACTCAGACACCGTGACCTCTCCCTGCCATGTGGCTTTGACGGGTCTGTCTACAATGGCGCGGGCTATGTCTTGGCGCCTCCACTGCTCCACCATATCGGCGGGGGTGATTTCTTTGGGGTAACCAAGCGTTTCATATACGTTTCGTTCCCCCTGGTGCGACATGCCAAGTTGGTAGGCTAAGGATAGGCGGGTGGTAAGTGTGGACAAGTTTTGCAAGGAGGCAGGTGCGCTGCCAATAGTACGTTTTGAAGTGCCGTTCTGTTGTGCCATATAGGAAAGTATCTTGAAGGGGTTCTGTGTTAAACAACGGAATTGGAAAATGAATCCAAAAGTTTGAAATACCTTTCTAATCTAAGTTGGTTACCAAACACTTGCATTCTTTTTGGAGGTTAGCATATTGAAGGCGCCGGAACTGGCATCCACTTGATCCATATAGGTACTGAACGGGAAGTATTTAAGCTCTTCTTTATAGTCGTGATTCCAGTCGCTAGACAGTAGGCTGACGTTGCGGTTGTTGACTTGGACACTGAACGGGTCTGCCCTATACACTTTATCTCCTGTGGGGCGGTCCACGTGTACCCGGTACCCGCTTAGGTTCCGGACCGTCGCCTCCGCGGATTCCTTGCCCCCACTTCCCGGCTCCTGTTCAATGCCTATCCATACGTCCACCCCATCCGCCTGTGCTGTGGCTTTTATGGTAGCCTCCCGATCCTCCGTGGACCACCTTCCACGAACCACGTCTAACACCAAAAATCGCCCGCTGGTTAGCAGTGCCATTTTGAGCCCAACCGTCCATGCGGGTCCGCTGGTACTGCGGATGTCTTTGGAGGCGGTCCCTGCCTTGTCCCAATACCGGACCACCATAGCAATTTGATGTTCGTGGGGCACTCTGTCTACGTGCACCAAACGATCCACCTTAAACATACCCCCGCTTGGAGGTGTAGGGCTTTGGCCCAACTGGCCCGCGGCTCCGTACTGGCCCAGCTCTTTTGTCAGCTTGTCAAGCACCTTCCAACCCATCCGCCCGGGATCCAATAACCCATCCTCGGAATAGTACTGCTTTAGGTGGGCGGGGGTAACCATATTCTCGTAATTTTTTATCTCGGCAGGCAGGCATACGTGATCCAAAGATTCCGCCTTCAATTTCAGCCAATTGCCAGTTGGGTCATCCTCATGCAATCGCTGCATAATCATAACCGTCGGGCTTACCGCCTTATGGATCTTACGTGTAGGCATTGTGCTAGACAACCACCTATTGGTATTGGCTAACTGCACCGGGCTTACCGCCTGTTCGGGGTTAATGGGATCATCCACTAAAATCATATGGGCGTGGAAGCCTGTTACCGTTCCCCCTACCGATGTGCTATACCTACTCCCGCCCCCTCGTTCTTGTGGGAGGTAGCCGGCTTTCGTTGGCTTCATTTTCTTTACCACTTGGAAGTTGCTTTTTTGATCCTTGTCAGCCTTAATGCCAATATCCGGATAACACTGTTGGTACCGTTCACTTCGTATTAGGTCCCTACTGGCTTCCGCGCTTTCTAAGGATAGGCTTGCACTATATGACAGGCAGATAAACTCCATCCACCACCACCGCGTCCAACACCAAGCAGGGAACATAATCATCACCGTCGTCGTCTTTGTACTGCCGGGCGGTACGTTTATAACCAAGTCTAAGATTGGGGTCGTATAATCCTTGGTTATGCGCCGGCTGGCGACGTCCTCTGCCAAGGCTTGCAACTTGGCACACATCAGCTCAATATGCCAATTGGATTGGAAGTCCTCAGGGGAGAGTTCCGGCCACATATATTTTAGGAATTCAAAGAAGGATCTGTTGTTCAATTCCCGTTGGGCCAACAGGGGGTTTTTCACCAGCTGATTCAGTAGGTAATTTTTAGGCATTTTGGTACGCTTCATTCGCCGTAATTCTTTCATGATTCTGTGGGGGCTTCTTGTACCTGTTTGGAGGGGTCAAAAGTTGTTGGTAATTGTTGGCCCCAATTGGCAATTATTTTAAGCTCCTCATCACTCAATTCCTCCCTGTCTTGAAGCTGTTCTAGGAAGTCGTTTAGGTCCATTTGGGAACCCGTGTGAAGGTGGGCGTGGAGATGGTCAACTTGTAGGCGCTCCTGCCACTTGTCTCTGTGGCGGGTGGCAAGGATGACTTTGGCGGCATGGGTCTCGGGTGGGTAATAATGCTGGTAGGGGTGCTCAATTATTTCATCCCAACTCTTTTCTTTGGTGACATTGCCCTCCCCATCAAACTCCTTTACCGTTACCCGATTCTTGAAAAATTTGACAGCAGGTTTATAATGACCCACAGCATTGTTATATAACGCCTCCGCCACCCTGACATCCGCCTCCGTCCGACCCCGTTCCACAGCCACGCGGAAGGCTCGGTTGGTACGCTTCCAATAGGCCAACGTGTCAATATGCACTTCAAAATATTCCGCCAGCTGCCAGTCCGTCAATCCCAGCTTGCACAGGCCCGTGACTTTGGCAATGACGTCTTTGGAGCATTTACGAGCGCTACCACTTTCCCGTTTGAGGGTACGTTTGGTATTGGATGGGGTCTTTGTTCGTTCCATAAGATATGTGTGGTTGAATGGGGTGGATCCAAGAAAATACAAATTCACGATTTCACACACAATCTGCCAAATACCGCCTTATTGGACACAGAATTCCTCCATTCAGACAAAACTTTTTTTAAAAAATTTCCGCGGTTTTCGCAGAATCCGCCTATACTATATTATAACAGCGGTTTTTTGTGAAAACTTTTTTTATAAAACCTATTGTTTTTTTAAACGTCATACGTATATTTAAGTGAGTTAAGTAAACAACTCGTTGACGTACTGGAAGGCCACAAAGATCGGAAACGTGGAGGGTTTTGTCGCAGAGCATCGCGATACGGTATAAGGCTGCTTGTTGAGAGTCCTCTTTACTGCCTGTAACTTGCCACACTGCCTTGATCGGCAGACCGACGCCCGGAAGAAGCAAACATAGTTTTGAAGAAAGCAGCTTACTGCAGGGTTTCAAAACTTAGCAGCAAACAGAACTGCCTGTTAGATAATTAGTCCCGAGAACGTGTTCTGCCCCGGCAGGATTTTCTACTATCCTAACCTAACAGCCACTCGCCCCCGCACCTTACCTACCTAATCAGTGTTACTGATGAGCCTTAATTAGGCGAAACGCTCACGCTTATATAGTGTGGGCGTCTAACACACTTAACAAACCACCTAACGGAGAATAAAATGAAACATTCTTTTGACCAAGCACTTGAAGAATTTTTCCAAGCAGAAATCGAGTTCGCGAAAGAGCAGCAAGAGAAGGAACGTGCCGCCCGACGACAAGACATCGCACTGCTTAAGAGAGTGATTGACCATCCCGAGGAGATTGTTAATTCCTACAACGGAGAGGTTGGTTGCATGTGCGGGTGCAAAGGCACCTGGAGCGAGAAAGACAGCACGAACAAACGACGTGCCAAAAAGCTGTTGGAACTTGCCGAGCAGGGTTACAAGATTGACAGCGGCACGGCTCTTTCAGATGAGTATTATTTGATCATCGACTACGGAGTTGATGACAGCAGACGAACAGCAGTTTACGTACAACTCTAATCACCTAATCCCTACCACAATGAAAATTTACGAAAACCTTTTTACCGACCGCGACAATTTGAATTCAGTGAAAGCTGAAATAGCACTCATGTCACATGCCAACGACTTGAGGACAGAGGTTACATACAATCCGGAGCAGGCGAAGTTGAGAGCACAACTTTTAAGCATCGTCATCTTCCACCTCCACAGAACAGACACGCCATTTGGCAAACTGTATTTGGACAAGACAGTACTTGACGAAATCGTCAATGACATCCACGAAGAGATGTACGGCAAGACGGTTTGGCTTCGCCCTGTCGAGGACTAACATTCACGGGGGCCTTGTGCCCCCACTACTTACCAACCAACCACATAGGAGAAACCAATGAAAGACGAAAGAAAAGACATCCAAATTTATCGCGAAAAACTTGAAGAATTTCACGAAGCCATCCAAGCCAAAGAAAGCAACTTGGACCAAACTGAAATCGTATATGAAAGCGGAGACTTGATTGTACTGAAACGAACTGTCCGCAACACGGCAGAACATTACGATCCCGATCGCCTGTACATTCAATACCAATCTTCCATCCATTGGACGGATGCCGTTACGCTGAGATACGAAAGCCGTTACGGCAAGGACCACGAATGGGATATTGGGTATGGCAGTGGCGGCACTGTTTCATGCGAACCCGAAGAGATCGCAGAAGCAATGAAAGTTATTTTTGCCGACGCTGAAAAGACAATGAAAACACAACCCAAAACAACAAGCAAATGATACCTAACATAGCAGACCAAGCGGAACTGGCAGAGGAATTTGAAAATGAAATTTCTCTGCTGGAGAGTTTAGAACTTTCAATACGTAAATTGGAAGTCGCAAAAGACGAGGCAATCTTTGCATTGATAAATGCAGACAAAAATGACTTGTCCTCTGAGGAGATAGCCCGTCATCAAAAAATGCAATTCCTGAGCAAAAAGGGATTGGAACAACTTAACCAACTCAGGTTCGATCTCGAACCCGTTACCAACTAACAAAACCATCCACACACTTAATCCATACTATCATGAAAGAACAAGAACTGTTTAACGTACCCGTCCCCGTAGCAACTGAAACCTACAAGCCTGTGTCACATCAATTCCTGGCAGAAATGATTGCCGAGAACGTTGACAAGCAGGGGCTCACAATCACAGGCAAAACATACAATGCCGCCAACGGTGGCCAAGAGGTTGTAGGCTACTTGGACCTTGCCGCAGACTCCGCCGAATTTGGTTATAGACTGGCTTGGAGAAATAGTTACAATAAGAGCCGGCCTGTTGCATTCGTGGCCGGTACGTCCGTGCTCATATGCTCAAACGGAATGATACTTGGGGAGAGCCAGTACTTCCGTCGCCATACGGGAACGGTACGTAACGAGGTCCAACAACGGATCGAATCCACCATCGGAGAAATCGGCGAAATGATGCGGATTACGATTGCCCAAGCCGAACGGATGAAGTCCGTTGAGCTTGACAAAACAGCCACCGCCGAGTTGTGCGGACGCATGCTAATGGAGCATGAAATTATCACCACGTCTCAGCTGTCCATTATCCGCCAAGAGCTGAAGACACCCACCTACCCGGAACTGGCGGAAGACAACTTGTGGGGCCTGTACAATCACACCACACACGCCCTCAAGAAAACCCATCCCTATCACTACATTGAACAGCACCAAAAGCTACACCAATTTGTAGCAGCTGAGTTTAACCTGTAAGCCGTACAGGTAGATGATTGACCTGCCGGGTATGACAGCCCGGTAGGTCCTCCCCTAACGGGGTTCACTAAAACCAAAAATAAACCTACCACACAATGAAAGAAAAAACGCGCGAACCCAAACCCGTTGCCTCCCTAGAATGGGACGGGGAAGTTCATACATGGTATTACATGTTGGATGAAGGAGACAGCATGGCGTGGAACACGTCAACCAACTACGATCACCACATGAGCGGACCAAGCCTTGTACGGGCCAAAGCAATAGGCGTTGACTTGCATGAGATGTACGTCAATGACCCGGATGCTTGGTTGCATCTCCACGCTCTTATCCGATGGGGATGCAAGTACATGCAAGAGCACAACTTGAACTGGAAAGACATTGACAAGTTCAAGGAGCAGCTCCAAAAGGAGATCGACGAACGCGGACCTTGGGTAAGCATGCACAAGAACAATCCTGACATCTAATCACAACGGGAGGGGCTTAGGTCCCTCCCATTACTTAATCCCTACCAAAATGAAAAAGACATTTCACAAAGTTACCCACAAAGAATTCGCAGAGCATATCGCTCGTTTTAGCAACTTGTCAACTTGGTATTACAGAGGTACATATGGTTTCGATCTTAACTTCTTCGTCAAGCGTGGCAAGGGGCAAGAAAAGGTTGCTGGCATTTTCATCAAATACGATGAAAGTGACACCGTTTACGGCATTTACAAATAACCCTAATCCCTACCACAATGACAACAGAAAGAATAGACCCATTCAAGTACATTGACGCCGCCCACCAATACACGGCAGAAAGTTTAATGCCAATCGCGAACATACAATGGACTGATTTCGATTATCTTGTCCGGTCCATTTTGGACTACATACCTGAACACAGGAAGGAGGACTACTTGGAACGTGTCACAGACCCTGAGTTTTAGGCGAAATGACACTTTGCACCCTCCCTAGACACTTTACACCAATCGCTGTCTAGAAGCTGAGAGATCCAAAGCTCGTAAGCGAGACAGCCAAATACTCACCAGCATAGCATGATGATAATAGAACCTTTATCGGAAACCCACTTTAAAGAAGCCTTAAAAGGCGTTAGACGTTATTGGGACGACAGGCAAGAGCTTGGACTCGCCCCTAACCAATTGAAGTATTACAATTACAACCAATCGGAGTTCATCTACATATTCGTTCGCAAGGACGGATGGAAGCTCGCCGCCCGAAAAGAAGGATACAATTCCGCCCTTCGTACGTGGCACGGAAGCTGGGATAGACTTCACATCATTAAACCCAAATCATAAACCTATGCCTACCACAAAACCATACCCATTCACAGAAGCGAAAGATCGTTTGCGTAAGTTCTACCCTGACTCTGTAGTCATGTGGGAGAAGCAAATCAGCGCCCGGATGCTTGTCGTCTGTTTCCGAGACTTTAACCCGGACGGAAGTGAAACCGGAGACGTACGGATGGCACAACTTTTCACAAGGGGTGACATCATCGTCTTCAGCGAAGACAACTAACCCAACAGGAGGGCGGCAACGTCCTCCTTTCTTTTTAACCTACCAATTAAAAGTGACGACCATGAAAACGGAAAAATCAAACGAAGCCCGTAAACGGAAATGGATGAACATACAAAGGAACCACACCACACTGTTGGAACTGCTTGATTCTATTTTCGAGGATCCTAACATCAATTTGGATTATGTTTTAGAGGTGTTCCATGTATTCATCCTGAAAGAGGATGAGGATGAAATATTATACGTCTGCCATTTTCCAGACGGCATGGCCTTCCAAATGGAACGCTTTTATTTCGAGGAAGATCCCGAGGAGGCTTGCATGTGCTATATTGGAGAACTTCCTCCATTCAAATCCATCGAAATTGAAGACGCTATTAACCGCGTCAAAAACACCATACAGAAAGCAAAAAGATAAACCCACACCACCCAACCATAAAACCTTAACGAGGACTGGTTATGAAAACTAAAATCTATGAAATCAATCGACTGTTTGCGCGGAAGAATAAACTGCCTGTATATTTCGCTGCTAAGCAACTCACGGAGTCCGATAAGGCTCTATATCTGTACGGGCAGGGAACCACAGAGACAGCCAAGATGAACGCCTGCTCTGTATGCGGACGGGAGCTTACTCATCCCGTATCCGTAGAGCTTGGTGTAGGTCCGGAATGCGGCAAGCATTATTGGGATTGGAATGCCGTGGGAGGATACACCAAAGAGAACGTAGAACGCCTTAAGAAAGTCGTCCACCAGCGCATCCAAATTGACACATGGCTACCCAAGTCCGTGATCCAACACGTCCACGAGGTGGAAGTGAGTGAAGACGTTGTCGTTCCTTCCGATCACAAAATGCTCCAACCCTACACGCCTACCAAAAAAGTGAGCACCAAAAAAGCCGAAGCCATTACCTTCCAAAAGACAGGACAGCCCGGCATCAAAATTTCCTTTCCTTTTGACCATGCCACCATCTCCAATGTGAAAAAGATACCCGGACGGAAGTTCCACAGTGAAGGGAGGGAGAAATACTGGAGCGCCCCTCTTGGAATTCGTGCCGTGGAACTGCTAAAGAAATTTGGATTTGAGATTGACTCCCAACTCCAATCCTTCCTAGACAAATCCACCCTCCACGTGGACGACATGAAAGCCGACGTCTCCATCCCAGGACTGAATGGGGAACTGTTTCCCTTCCAAGCCAAAGGCGTCGCGTTCTTGCAAGCCCGAAATGGACGTGCATTGATTGGAGACGAGATGGGCCTAGGTAAGACAGTACAGGCCCTCGCTTGGCTCCAAAAAAATCCGCAAGCCCGCCCTGCCATTTTAGCGGTACCTGCCTCCCTAAAACTGAACTGGAAAAAGGAAGCCGAGAAATGGATGAGCCCGGATCCTAAAGTGCAAATCTTAAACGGGACCAAACCCACCACGCCCCTTATCGGAGAAATCTTTGTCATCAACTACGACATTCTCAGACATTGGGTCAAAGAACTCACTGCCACCAAGCCGCAGGCACTGATTATGGATGAGGTCCACTACCTAAAGAACACGAAGGCAAAACGAACCAAAGCAGCCAAGAAACTTGCCAAGGGTATCCCGCATGTGATTGGCTTGACAGGAACCCCAATCGTCAACCGACCCATTGAGATCCTAACGGCCCTCCAAATGATTGACAAAACTATCGCCCCAGATAGGTGGGACTTCCTCCAACGATACTGTGGACCCAAACACAATGGTTTTGGATGGGACTTTTCCGGCGCCTCCAACACCGAGGAGCTCCACAAACTCCTTACCAAGACAGTGATGATCCGCAGGAAGAAAGAGGACGTGCTTACCGACCTTCCTGCCAAACTTCGCTCCTTCCTCCCAATGGAATTAAACAACGAACGGGAGTACCTGCAGGCGGAGAAAGACTTTATCGAATTCACACGCAACCGGAAGGGGGAGGAGGCTGCCGAGCGTGCCTCAAACGCCCAAGCCCTTGCGGAGATAAACGGCCTTAAACAATTAGCCGTCAAAGGCAAGTTGCCGCAGGCTGTGGATTGGATAAAAGACTACCTTGCCAGCGGGAAGAAACTGGTGGTAATGGCTGTCCACAAATTCGTGATTGATGCTATAATGGATGAATTCAAAGGACGTGCAGTCAAGGTAGACGGATCCGTTTCCGGCGCGGCACGACAGGACGCTGTGGAACGTTTCCAAACCGATGACAGTATCCGCCTATTCGTGGGCAATATCAAAGCCGCAGGGGTAGGCCTCACCCTTACCGCCGCCAGTACTGTCGCCTTCCTAGAACTGCCTTGGACGCCCGGAGACTTGCAACAGGCGGAGGACAGGGTACACAGGATCGGACAGAAGGAAAGTGTGTCTATCTACTACCTCCTGGCACAGGATACGATAGAAGAGAAAATCGCCTACCTAATTGACAAGAAAAGGAAAATCCTTGACGCTGTCTTAGACGGGCAAGCCACAGAGGAGGAAAGCCTCCTTTCGGAACTAATGAACCAATACCAATAACCACATACGGAGAACACTATGAATTCCAAAAACCAAGACCACATTGAAGGTGAAGAGCATATTGGAGTCATCAAGGAACTGTTGGACGAAATGACAACGGATCAAGCCATTCTCAAAAAGTCCTTGGACTACTTCCATTCCCACATTCAAGACCTAGGATTTGAAACCACGTACACTGTCTACCTTCCAGACGGCAGAATGTTTCACCTTCGGTTCTATTCTATAGGCCCTATAAGGCTCGGAAAATACACGCACCACGTCAAGCCCTTCAAAGCGTTTCCGGCCAAAGAAGCGGCAGAATTCCTAACCGAAACCATAATGGCTTGCAAGGAAGAACTTGCCAGCGACAACGACAATTAAAACTACCTACCACTATGAAAACGCAAACCTATACACCTCGCGGGGTGGACTACTTCACCTTACCTGTCTCCTATGGGGACTTAACACTTGAAACCTTTACGCTCTCAGAAAGTGAACTGTCTATGATTCGAATGCGCGCTATGCTTGGAAATGGCTTCATTCACGACTTGGAACTGAAGGCGAATTACGAGTACACACGCCTCCTCCAAGGCCGGACTATTTGGATGAGTGATACCCCCAATGAAATCCACACCAACAGAGAGTTCATGAGCAAAGCGAAAGGGGACGTACTGGTGGGAGGACTTGGCATGGGTATTACCTTAATGCCTCTCCTAGAAAATCCCGCTGTCACATCCATTACTGTCGTGGAAAAGAACAAAGACGTGATAGAGCTTTGGAAACGTTCCACAGCCAACCTCGACGTATCCAAAGTGACAGTGGAACAAGGAGACATTTTCACGTGGGGAGAGCCTAAGAAAAAGGACCTGTACTACGACACCATTTACTTTGATATATGGCCGACCGTTTGCGCGGACTGGTGGCCCCATATGAAAACCCTCCACCGGACCTACAAGCACTTCCTTCGAAACGGGGGGTGGAAGAGGTGCTGGATGGAGAATGCAATGAGGGATCTGTGGCGGGAGGACTACGGATGATTTCACGTACATGAACCCCACTTAGATTTCTTAAAAAAGAGGAGGATTTTTTAAAGCAGTTTTACTAACTTCCTCCTCTTACAATCTTAAATCTCACACCCACACCACAATGGAAAACTCTAACCTAATCCACCACCTAGCACACACCTTTCAAAACACCACAGGAATAGATTACGATGAGCTGTTTTGCGAGGCTCGGTTAGCATACCTCTCCGCCGAGCGTTCTTTCCAAAAAGACAAGGGGGTAAAGCTGACCACGTATGCCTACACCTGCATGAAAAATCACCTCATTAATTTCTGCAAGCAGGAGACACGTTTCTCCCAAAATACGTCCCTCTATGAATCCCTTCCATCCTACCTCCATCCAAAGGAAGAACTGAAAGAGGATTTCGACCTTGCAGAATACGCGACATCTTGGCCGAAAGAGTACAAAGAGATCGCGGCCATAGTGTTGGAGGATCCCGACCGTTTCCTTTCGCAGACTCCAAATTTCAAAGGCTGTGGACCTGTAAAGGCTCGCCTTCGGGAGGAGTTGCGCGATCGGGGGTGGTTGCACTTGGATATTGAACAAGCATTCCGCGATCTGAAAGCGCTCGTCTGATGGACGTTGCACGACTGTTTCGCGACTATGGAGTACCGGTCGCCCAACCCGGTGATGGGAATTACCGGGATGGGTGGACTAATGTACGATGCCCTTTCTGTGCCGACCATTCTAAGCATTTAGGGATCGCGGATTCCGGCGCCACAAACTGCTGGCGATGCGGAGCCCATCCACTGCGGCAAGCCTTAGGGAAGATACTGGGAATAGATGAGCGGAAGTTAGGACCCATCCTTACGAAATATGAGGTTCCTATTGCCGCCCCCACCCCAACGGAAGTAAAGCGGAAGCCTCGCACCAAAGCACACAAACTGCCCACGGGTACAATGCCCCTCAATTCCCGCCACAAGAGGTACCTGCAAAAACGCAAGTTTGACCCCGACCAATTGGCGGAGGTGTGGGGCGTGCAAGGAACGGGACCTATAGCCAAACTCGACCACATAGACTACAAGCACAGAATCGTAGCCCCGATCTTTTGGGAAGGGGAGCAAGTGAGTTTCCAGGCCCGTGATGTGACCGGCAAGCACCCGATCAAATATCTCGCCTGTCCCAAGGACCGTGAACTCATTAACCACCAAGACATCTTGTACGGAAAACAGGAGGAGTGGCAACGGGTGGGAATCTGTGTGGAAGGCATTACAGACGCCTGGCGATTTGGGCCTGTAGCTTTTGCCACGTTTGGCATAGACTTTACACGGAGGCAACTCCGCCACATTGCCAAGAACTTTGATCGGGTTCTTATTGCCTTTGACCCGGAACCCCAAGCCCAACTCCAAGCCAAAAAGCTCATGGCAGAACTCCGTGAACGATACGTGGAAGGAGTTCTTTTAGACCTGCCCTCTGACCCTGGAGACCTGACACCCAAACAAGCCCGCCGGCTGATACGAAAAATATTTTGAAATTTTTTCATGAACTTCAAACGCCTTCGTATAATAACATCACAGGCGGCGGGTTTTTTCCGTTGTCTACGTTTCGAGGAAATTGTATTTTTGACGAGTTCCTATGTGGTAGGTAGCCGAACGGGGCGGGATACAAAATACACCTGCAATGGTGTACCCCGTAGATCTTCACACGTACAACTCCCCTCGAAACGGAGAAACGTAAAGGCCTGTCGTTCCAAGTTAGTTTTGTGGCTTGGGCGGCGGGCCTTTTTTATTTTCAACTCCAAACAAACCCCCTATGGACAAAAATGACGACAAGTTTCAGCAAATGGGGATGAGCGGGCTTTTCATTCCTGCAGAAATTCTCCTCCACCCGGACACCAACGACCTGGATGGATACGTGTTTGGATTGGTGTCAAATTTGGAGCACACCACCCGAGGCTGTTGGGCCTCCAATAAGTACCTTGGTATCAAATTAAACCGGTCATTTGTTTCCATTTCTAAATCTGTCAACCGCCTAATCAAATTGGATTTTTTAAAGGCGGAATACACCAAAACCCAAAACGGGCAAAGGCGCCAACTCCGTGTCAATAGGCAGTACCTAGAACACCATAGGCAAACGCTGGTGGAAGCTATTGAGGAGCAGGACCGCCAAATTGCCAAAATGAGAAGCAAAACGGCGAAACCAACTAAAACCAACCAGGAATCAGTTGCAACCAATCAAAAGTCGCATTTAAAGAAACCTTTAAGTGCGCCTTTAAAGAATTCTTTAAGTGCGCATTTAAAGAATTCTACAAGAGAGCAAAAGCATAAGCATGAGGAGCATAGTACCCACTACACAGGAATTGGCACTTTCACAGTTTGAGGAATTTTGGAAAGCCTATCCCACTGGTAGGAAAGTTACCAAGTCCTCAGCCAAGTCTAAGTGGCTTGCCATTTTTGACACGCCCACCAAGTGCCGCCACCTATTCCCTAAGGTTATGGAGTCCCTAGAAACGCACAAGAAGACAGTCCAATGGGAGGACCCAAAATTCATTCCACTGATGTCAACTTGGCTCAACCAAGAACGTTGGAACAAAGAATTTCACCCTAAAGAATTCACCAAGTCAAACGGCCAAGTCAAATCCGGCCACGTTGACGGATACCTAGAACGCATGAAGGAAGAACGTGACAAGAAACGAATCGAATACTAACCAACCACACCACCATGAACGAAATTGAGGAAGACATTCCTTGGGAACCTACCCAGGAGCAATGGGAGCGGCGAAAGCTGAATATCCTCCGCCGCATGTTCCGAACCAACACTCGCATCTTTCAGGTCCTGCGGGAGATCCCCCTACCCGATGACATTCCCTTGCCTAACATAGACACAGGAGAGGTGTTTTTCATTTACGGGGATCTAAGCACAGGCAAAACCATTATGGCTTCCCAAATCTGCCAAGCCTATGTTCGCCAGCAGTTTTTTGAAAAGAACCTAGGCGCCCACAAGGGAGTCATGTTCCAAAACGACCCCCACCTGCTGAGCCAAATCAAGCAATCCTGGGAGCCGGGCAACCCCTTATCCGAGAGGGAGTTGATGGGGGCTTGTTTGGAGGCCGACCTTTTGGTGATGGATGAAATCGGAATGGGCAAGCCTACGGACTGGTTGCTGGAATGCCTGTACCTGATCGTGGATGGGAGGTACAGGAAAATGAAACCCACCATCTACACCTCCAATCACAGCTTGGAAGGACTGACAGAATTTTTGGGAGATGAACGGATATCCTCCCGCATTGTGCGTTGCTGCACGGAAATAAAGAAACGAGACTGGACGAGAGGGTAGCAATAGTACTTCTCGCTGTGAGATTTTGGATCTCTCAGTATCTCGTACAAAACAGGACAAATCATACCAGGAAGGTATGTGAACACGATAAACCCAAAATTTACCACCAATGAAAAACCCCGTGTCAAAGACGATAGACAACCGCGCGGAATACTACGCCAAGGTGAATGACTCCTACCTAAACAGTTTGATGATTGAGCTGTCTAAATACGGCCGCCCGAATTTGCATTGCAGTTCAGATAAAACCTGGTCTTCCTCCTTAGAAATTTCCTTTAACTTTGACGGGCTGGAAGGGACCATCCGGAGCGGCTTTAACCACCCCACGCCTTATGCGGCTATCAAAGCGCTCATTCAAAAACTCAAAGACATCGCGGCTTCCCCGCAAGCCCGTCAGGAATACCAAGTTTTTCACCAAATAGAGGAGAACGCATACAAGCATGGCGAATAAGAAAACTCCGGTAGAACGACACATACTGATCGGCCTCATTACCTCCACTGAATACCTCCACGAAATCCGGGAGGTGTTTGACATACAATTTCTCCAAACAGAGTTCGCCCGGATAGTCGCGGGGTGGTGTTTAGACTATTATGACACCTACCAAAAAGCCCCCGGCCCAGACGTGGAAGCCATTTACTTTGAGGAACTGCGGAAGGGCCGTCTGCCCGAGGACGTTGCCGAGGAACTGGAGGAGGATATTCTGCCCGACCTTTCCCAAGAGTACGAACGGGCAAAAAAGTTCAACGTTCAATACCTGCTTGACCGAACAAAGAAATACTTCTCCGAACGGAATTTAGAGCTGTGGCAACAGCAAATTCAAACCTTGCGGGATGGGGGAGAAATTGAGCAGGCAGAACGGCTGGCACAATCCTATGCTCCCGTGGTACATAGTACCACCTCGGAAATCCTCCTCAGTGATCCCCAATCACTGAAACGTGTGGAGCATGCGTTTGGCACCCACAAGGATCCGCTTTTGGAATATCCGGGGGCGGTTGGGGAATTCTTAAACGAGTTCTTAACACGGGATTCTTTCGTCTCGTTTTTGGCGCCGGAAAAGAGGGGGAAGAGTTACTTCATGTTGGATATGGCTAGGCGGGCAGTACGCCAGCGATTGAACGTTGCCTTCTTCCAAGCAGGAGATATGAGCGAGGCCCAACAACTTCGCAGGCTTGGCATACAACTTGCTAAGAAATCGGACTTGGAGCATTATGCGGGCAAAATGTGGGAGCCTGTAAAGGACTGCATCAAAAACCAAGCGGATACATGCAACCTCAAAATCCGAGAAAGACAACTTGGACTGGAGGGGGAGGAGGCCCCCTACGAGGAGGAAGTGGCACGGGAGGGGCTAACCAAAGAACAGCTCATAGAACTACACAAGGAGAACCCCAAGTACAGACCCTGCCATAACTGCCTAGAATATCAGTCCAAGCCGTGGGGGTGTGCGTGGATCCAAAAAGTAGATGTAGGAGCGCCTCTGCAGAAGAATGAAGCCATGCGATTATTTGAGGAATATTTCGTGAACAATAAACGCTCTTTCATGCTGTCCACCCATCCCAATAACACGTTGACGATTCCAAAAATGAAAGGCATTTTGGAGGCATGGTATCGGAAGGGTTTCGTGCCCGATCTCATCGTCATAGACTATGCCGACCTGTTGGACGACCCCACCAGCGAATTTCGCCATAAACAAGATAAAATTTGGAAGGGGCTTCGTAGTTTGTCTGAGGAGTTTCACGCCCTTGTCGTTACGGCTACACAGGCAGACGCCAAAAGCTATGAGATGGGACTGCTACGGCTGTCCAACTTCAGTGAAGACAAACGAAAATATGCACACGTCACCGCCATGTTTGGACTCAACCAAGACCCTATGGGCAAGGAAAAAGACGTAGGAATTATGAGGCTCAATCAGCTTGTGGTGCGGGAGGGGGCGAGCAATCCCAATAGGGTTGTTCACGTCCTCCAAAACCTTAAACGGGGGCAACCGATCCTAACAAGTTATTGGTAAAAATTTCAAGGCCATACCAGAGCCTTGTATAATACATTAAATTCGCCTTCTGTTGTTTTCATTTTAGGAGGCTATTCCCTACATTCTCACAATTATATTCACTTAAACCAATACACCAATTATGGCACCATATACGATAACCAAAATATTCAAAGGATACCCCTTTGCACACCGCCAACCCGAGCATGAGGGCCACTGTTCTTTAATCCACGGGCACAACTGGGATTTCGAGGTAACACTGGAGGCTGACGAGCTTGATGAGTGCGGCTTCGTTTACGATTTCGGAAAGTTCAAAGAGTTTAAAGAATGGCTGACAGCTATGTTCGATCACACCTGTTTAATCAATCACAGTGACCCGGAAGCCTCACGGCTGTTGAAATTGCGGGATGAGGGATTGGCAGACATTGTACTCGTTTCAAGTTGCTCTTGTGAGGGGCTTGCGGAAATGGTGTACAGAGAACTGGTTACAAGGATCGCGGAATCGGAAGGAACGAGAGTCCGTGTAGTCTCTGTCACAGTCCACGAGGATTATAAGAATAAATCCACATACCACGGAGGCAACTGAAGTGAAGAAATTACGAGTTAGCGAGATTTTTCACAGTGTGCAAGGAGAAGGAAACACCATGGGGAAACCATCGGTCTTCCTCCGGCTCCAAGGGTGCAATCTCATGTGCGGAGGTAACGGTACGGAACGGGATAAGGAACTGCACGATGGGGCCACGTGGCGATGTGATACCATTGAAGTTTGGCTGAAAGGAGACGGGTACGATCCCCAATCCTATGCAATGGACGTTGTGGACAATTACTATGGGGAATTTCATGGAGGCAGTCAGCTGGTAATCACAGGAGGCGAGCCCCTTATGCAACAATCCCAATTGATCCCGTTCATTAACATACTTCGCAGGCAGGGGCAAAGCCAAGCAGGTAACCCCCATATCCGTATTGAGGTTGAGACGAATGGAACTGTAGAATTGGAGAATAATTTCACGGGTCTTATCGATCAGTTCAACGTGTCTCCAAAACTCGCCAATTCCGGAATGCCCGAACGACGTCGCATCAAAGACGAACCCCTCACACAACTTGCCGCCCTGTCTCATTTGGGGCAATCCATTTTCAAGTTCGTGATAACCCACGAGGACGATGTGGAAGAAATGTTCCGAGACTACATTGACCCCTTTAGCATTTCTATTCCTAAAGTGTACTTGATGCCCGGGTGCAGTACCCGTGAGGAATTTGAGAGGAACGGGCCTTTGGTTGCGGAACTGTGCAAGGAATTTGGCTTTCAGTTCAGCAGCCGTTTACAAATAAATCTTTGGAATCAAACGACGGGGGTCTAACAAAGATTTCAAAGGACTTGGTACCTGTTGTATAATACAGATACCAATAGACAACCATCACCAAATAATACTATTATGGCAAAGCAAAAGACACCTAAACAACTTTTAGTGGCAGCCGCCAAAGAGTTGAACAAGACGCTGGGATTGGAACCGGCAATCGCAACCACAAAGACAACCATTGATGAACTGGAGGCAAAGTTGACTGAAGCTCTTGGGCTGATTACTGCCGATGATGAGTTCACGGATGACACTGCTTCCGTTTTGGAAAGGCTTATGAATGCCGAAGCTGAGGAGGAGGAAGTGGAAGAGGCAGAGATCCTTGAGGAGGAAGTGGAAGAGGAGGAAGCCTCCGAGGAAGAGGAAGTATCTGACGAGGAAATGGTTGCCCTTATCGAGGGTTGCTCAAACCGCCGAGAACTTGTTACCTTGACTGAAGAATACGAGGATTATTTTTGGGACGTCAACGTCGCGAAACACGGAGCCTATTCTGACCTTCGAGATGCCATGCTAAGCGTGGCAGGGGTCAAGGAAGAGGAACCCGCACCCGAACCCAAAAAGGAACCCAAAAAGAGCAAGCCGAAAAAAGAGGCGAAAAAGAAAAAGAAAGAGGAGCCGGAAGAGGCGGTAGAAGCCAAGCCCGTAAACGCGTATCCAAGTCGCAACAGGTACGTGAGTTCCTCACACCCCTCCTTGAGGAAGGGACCTACAGTCAAAAAGAATTAGTGGAAATGGCTATGGGCCACGTCGACCTTGCCAAGTCCACAATCACTGTTCTTTTGACGGACAGCAAGAACCCCAAATACAACAGATTTGACCGGTTGGTTGTAGAGACAGAGGAAGGAGGACTAACCTTTAAATAATTCGCACCCTCGAATTGCCTAAAAAAGTTAAGTTTCGTGACGAATACCGCCTAAGAAAGTAAGGATTCGTCACGAATTTGGCTTTAATTTCTAAAGAAATCACAAGAATAACACCTAAATAAATATTTCATATGAAAACCGATGAAACCGCTCTTGTACTCTTTTCTGGAGGGCAAGATTCCACCACTTGTTTGCACTGGGCTCTGTCGCAATTCAATCACGTGATTGCCATAGGCTTTGACTACGGACAAAAGCACAAAGTTGAACTGGAGCAAGCAGCCAAAATAGCCGACAGGGCAAGCGTACCATTTAAGGTATTTAATGTGCAAGGACTCCTTACTGGAGGTGCCCTTGTAAACCACGAGCAAGACGTGTCTGCGGAATCCCATTTGGATGAGGATCTGCCGGCAAGTTTTACGGCGGGACGGAACATTCTTTTCCTTACCATTGCCGCTTCTTTTGCCCGTGAAAATGATATCCATCATTTGGTGACAGGCGTATGCCAAACGGACTATTCCGGCTATCCAGATTGCCGAAATAATTTCGTCCAAGCAATGCGGACTGCACTGGCGTTGGGATTGGACGATGACAGGCTTGAAATTTGGACGCCCCTAATGTGGTTAACCAAAGCCGAGACGTGGCGTCTAGCCAAAGAACTCAATTGCGTAGACGTGGTTGTTGAGCTGTCCCATACGGACTACAACGGCAACCGAGATGAAAAGCACGATTGGGGCTATGGACGCCTAGACAATCCCGCAAGCGTTATCCGTGCCAAAGGGTACGAGGAAGCCAAAGCCAAAGGATGGATATGATGCAGAATATGAGAGACGGACGTGAAGCCTTAATCAAACAAATCCTTTATGAAATCGGGGAAGACCCCGAGCGGGAAGGACTCCAAGATACGCCCAAGCGGGTGGTGAAGTCTTGGAGGGAATTGTTCGCAGGATACAACCAAAAGCCCGAGGACGTTTTGACTGTTTTCGAGGCAGGGTCGTATGACCAAATCATTCTCCTTCGAGATATTGAAATGTATAGTACCTGTGAGCATCACATGCTCCCTTTCTACGGGAAGGCACACGTGGCCTACATACCCGATGGAAAGGTGATAGGAATTTCAAAGCTGGCACGACTGCTTGACATTTATGCCCGCCGCCTACAGATCCAAGAACGGATTGGAGAGGAGGTAACCTCAGCCCTTATGGACCACCTAAATGCCAAGGGGGCTGCTTGTGTTATTGAAGCCCGTCACATGTGCATGTGCGCCCGTGGTGTAGGCAAGCAAAATTCCGTAATGACCACCTCCAGTGTCAAAGGTGTCTTGTACGAGGACGCCACGGCACGGCAGGAACTTTTCGCCTTAATTGATAGGAAATAATACCATGGGAACAAACCAATCAATCCCAAGCAAGCATTTCGATCACCTTGTAGAACTACTCAACCAAAAAACGCCCCAACGGACGATGTTTTGGGAGCGCAAATTCATCAGCACTTCCCACTCCCGTGGGGATGATGCAAACACCCTCGTTCAAATGTACCAAGAGGAATACCCCGAGGAGGTGGAAGGCGTTTCCTATAAAGCACTGCGAAACAGAGTCCTTATGGTTCTGCGAGTATGTGCGTGGAAGGGAGGATTTTTGGAAAGGACCAACAATGGGTACTGGCAGATTCGCCCTATAGATTACAAAAGAGACAAACGACGATGTCTGAACTCTTATAGGGTTGAAAAGCGACGTGGAACTCCGGGGAATTACGAAATGCCTGAGGAGGAGGAAAGGTTTGTCTCCACGTTCTACAAAAGACGCCAACTATCTTTAGAAAAAAAGCACCCTTGGATTGAGGGTACCTAACTTTAAAACCAACACATAAACTCACCATGTCAAACGAAAATTTGAAAGTAGATAATACCGATCAACTGACGGAACTTGGATCCGCCAAAACCAAATACAAGTACACGGAACCCACGGCTGAATTGCTTGAGACGTTCCCCAATCAGTTCCCCCATAGAGACTATGTGACTGAGTTTGTCTTTTTGGAATTCAGCAGTCTTTGCCCAAAGACAGGGCAACCGGATTTCGCCAAAATGACCGTTCGGTATATACCCGATGAACTCTGTATTGAAACCAAGTCCTTGAAGCTCTATTTCCTTGCCTACCGGCAGCACGGATCTTTCATGGAAACCATCACCAACAACGTGCTTGAGCATTGCGTTTCTGTCGCCAAGCCAAGGTGGATGGAAGTGATCGGAGAGTTCAATGCCCGCGGGGGTACACTGATTAACATCACCGCGGAGTACGACAACAGAAAATACCTCCAAAACAACGAGGGCGATGGAGCCAATTAAGCTATACTTCGCAGGGAGGTGGGCGGCACCCGAGGAAGATGCCCCGTTGGTTAAGTGCCGACTGGTTTCTCATGCCTACCCCTCCCAGATCAAACGTTGGTTACAAATGAACCCCACGGAGCCGGGAGAAATAATCTTGGACTCCGGGGCGTTCTCCGCTTGGAACAAAGGGGACGTGATTGATTTGGATGCCTACATCAAACAGGCCCACGAGATCATCGAAATGTCTGCGGAAGCTAACAAGGAAGTTCATGTGGTAAACTTGGACGTGATCCCCGGTAAGAAAGGAGAAACCAAAGACTTGCTTAATGCCTTGCGTGACCCCGAAGTCAAACAGCAGAATAAGGAGATCATAAACAAGGCAGCCGCGGAAGGGTTGAAGAATTTGAAAATCATGCTGTCCAACGGTATCACTCCCATACACGTATTCCACCAAGGGGAGGATTGGAAGTGGTTAGACAAGATGTTAGAGCTGACAGACTATATTGGGATTTCTCCCGCTAACGATATGTCACAAACCTCCAAAAAGGCATGGATGGATTCCGTGTTTGACTACCTGTATAAAAATGGCGTAAAGGTTCGGACGCACGGGTTCGCCGTTACCGCCATCACGTCCATCCGAGACCTGCCTTGGCATTCCTGCGACTCTACCACGTGGCGGCTGTTCGCAGGGTACGGAAAAGTCATCTTCCCCCACTGGGGGTTTAGCAGTGATACCCGTGTTATTTCCAATAGCAATTTCACCATATGGAGAGTGAGTGATCGGACGGGTGGACGGGGGTACACGATAACCGATGAAATCCTAAAGCAATTTGAGCGAGATGGGTACACTTACGAGGACCTCCAATCCCACTTGGGACGGGCCCGTATCAACCTCCATTTCTTTCTCCGAATGCAAAACGATATCAATTGGTACAAGAGCATGACTCCGTACGAGCCATTGCAAAATTTAATTTAATCAAAACCACACCATGAAAGTAAACAGAACAGAAGTACTCAAAGCCTTGCAAGTTGTAAAACCAGGTCTTGCGAATTTGGAAATAATTGAGCAAAGCAGCAGTTTCGCCTTCCTTGGCAATCGGGTGGTGACGTACAACGATGTCATCAGTGTCAGCCATCCCATCACAGGCCTTAAACTGAAGGGGGCAATACGGGCGGATGAACTATACGGATTTCTTAAGCACGCCAAGAGCGAGGAAGTGCTTTTGAAGTTTACAGAAAACGAAATCTTATTCAAGTCCGGCCGTAGCAAAGCAGGCATTCGTTTGCAACAAAAAATCACTCTGCCGTTGGCTGAAATCGAAGCGGAAAAGGATTGGGTGGACTTGCCCGAGGAGTTCGTTGACAACCTTATGTTCGTCAAGGATTCCTGTAGCTCAGATATGGGGCGGCGGATGCTGACGTGCGTACACTGCACGGAAAACCTCATGGAATCCTCAGATGGGTTCGCGATAATGCGATTGTACGATGCCAAGTGGCCGTTTGAAAATACGCTGATTCCTGCGGAAGTCATTCCCGAAATCAAGAAAATCAACCCTATCCAAATGGCTCTCAGTGAGAGCTGGTTACACTTTAAGAACGCAGATGGAACAGAACTGAGCTGCCGTGTGCTAGAGGATGCGTACCCATCCACGACAGAGCATTTTGAAATGGAAGGGGCGTCTGTAGTGTTTCCGGAAAAAATGAACGAGGTTTTGGAACGGGCTTCTGTCTTTGCAAAGAAAGAACACGAAATGGAAGAGGAGCTTGAAATTCTACTGAATGGGGACGACACGCTCTTAGTTCACGGACAGAATTCCTACGGGTGGTTTAAAGAAAAAACCTCCGTGGAATACGAGGGAGACCCCGTACGGTTTTCCATCCATCCCGATCTACTGCGGAACATTCTAGACCGCTCCAATACGTGCAACCTTGGCACCGAGAAAATAATGTTCAACGGGGAGGGTTGGGAGTACCTAGCAGTCCTTAAGGCGTCTAAGAAAGAGGCATAGCATGCAAGGATTCTTTTCACAAAAAGAAACCGAATCCATATCCGCCATAGGAGGCAAGATTCATTCCTGTGTTTCGTGTGGGCTTTACAAGGGTTGCCAAAGCCCGAAAATGAAACCCTACGGGAAGTTTGAAAAAGGAATTATGGTGATTGGTGAGTACCCGGATTGGGTGGACGATGAACGAGGCAAACCTTGGCAGGGTAAAGGCGGGCGGCTCCTGCGCAAAATCCTGTCCAAGTATGGCATCAATCTTTTCCGAGATTGCCTGTCGTTGAATGCCGTCAATTGTCGTCCACCCGACAGGGTTCCTACCGGCGTAGAAGTGGACCACTGCCGTAGCGTGCTTGTGTGGAAGGCTCTGCAGAAGTACCAACCCAAATTGATTCTTGTCTTAGGTAACTTTGCCATTGATAGTGTCATTACTCACAGGATGGGGAAGGCGGGCTTGGAACGGTACCGTGGATGGACTATTCCCGACCAAGAACTAAAGGCGTGGGTCTGTCCATTGTTTGATCCTGGGTACGTGTATTACAAGGAGAAGGCGACAGACATTATGACCATTTGGGAGCAAGATATTGAACGGGCGCTTTCTGTGCTTCACGCCGTCTTTCCACGTTACCCAAAACCACAGATTGAAATTACCAAGGATTTGGGCTTCCTAAAGAGCCTAAAAGGACTCACTGCTTTTGACTATGAGACAACGGGTTTGAAGCCGCAAGGACGGAAGCACGAAATTGTATGCGTGTCAGTGGCCCCTAGGGAGGACCTTGTTTACGTGTTTGAGGCGCCAAATTCCGCGAGAGACTGGCTACCATGGAGGAAGTGGTTAAACAGTACCACTCCAAAGATGGCACACAATCTCAAGTATGAAGACACATGGAGCAGGGAGATCCTAAAAGTACCCGTTCGCGGATGGGAATGGGATAGCATGCTCGCCACTCACGTCCTAGACAATCGCCCGGGAATTTCTTCGCTGAAATTCCAAACGTATGTCAATTTTGGCATCGTGGATTATTCCGATGATGTGAGCCCCTATCTGAGGAGCAGTGATGAGGGGGAGGGCGGCAATGCTATAAACCGGGTCAAGGAATTAATGAGGAGCACCAAAGGCAGGCAGTCCTTGCTAGAATACTGCGCCTTAGACTCCGCTTACGAATACCGACTTGCCAAAAAACAAATGGAGATCTTGACATGAGAGTATCAGTAGAAAAAGGCGACCCAGCATATGATACAGAAGCCTCTTTAAACGGAGTAACCAATGACAGAAAAGAAAGTACCAAAAGAAGAATGGAAAAGTTGCCCAAACTGTGATAATTCAGGAGTGATTGCCCGACCTGTTATGCAGATGGATGCTTATGGCAGAGAGTATAAAGATTGGGAGCCTGAACAGTGTGAATTTTGTTGGACAGTTGAGGAAAGTGTTTTCAATCAAACTAAAATAAGGGGTAACCAATGACAGCAAAGGAATATCTACAAAGCCAAAAAATGTTTGATGGCGGGAAGTTAGAGAGAATGTTGGAAGAATATGCCAAAATTAAATGGGATGAAGCCTGTAAAGCGCAGAGGAAGGAATGTGCTAAAAATGCATTGTACAAAACAAAACAATTAACAGGAATAGACAACCAAGAAGACGTTGTGTGCCATGTTAATCAGATTAAAAACGCCCCCAAACCTGAATACCGATGAAAGAATCATACAACGACGTGGAAATAATTGACAACAAACATGAGTGAACAAGCCACACAAAAAGACGCCTACCGCCTCGTCCATCAAGGCATTCTTGCATTCGGTAGAGCAGAGCGGCAAGGGATTCGGATTGACTTGGATTATTGCAAACAAACTACCAAGCAGCTGACGGAAGAAATTGAGGACTTGCGAACGGAGTTTCAACAGACGAAGTTCTACCGGCATTGGAAGCATAGCCTACGGGGCAAGAAGCCTAACCTAACGTCCAATGCACAACTTGGATCCTTCCTGTACAAAACCAAAAAGATCAAACCCAAAAAAACCACAGCCACAGGGAAGGGGTCAACGGACGAGGAGGCCCTGCTTGGATTAGGCATTCCCGAGCTTGAGAAGCTCTTGCGGATGCGTAAACTTTTGAAAATCCGAGACACGTATTTGAACGGGTTCATTAAAGAGCAAGTGGATGGATTCGTCCACCCTTTCTTTAACCTCCACACGGTCCGCACCCACCGCAGTTCCTCCGACCGTCCCAACTTCCAAAACATACCAAAGCGCGACGCAGAAGCGGCAGCCATTTGTAGGCAGGCATTGTACCCAAGAGAAGGGTGCCAGCTCTTAGAAGTTGATTACAGTGGAATTGAAGTAAGTATCTCCGCCTGTTACCACAAGGATCCTAATATGATAAAATACATTAAGGACCCCTCCAGTGACATGCACGGAGACATGGCGGAACAGATTTTCTTCCTAGACAAATTGGACAAGTCAATCGCCGGTCATAAGACCCTGCGGAGTGCCGCGAAAAACGGATTCGTCTTTCCTCAGTTCTACGGGGATTATTACGGAAACAACGCTATGTCATTGGCTCACGATTGGGGGAAGTTACCCGAGGGTCGTTGGGGGCAAAGACAAGGCATTGAAATTGAGGACGGGCTTTTTCTTTCCGACCACTTACGGGCCAACGGAATTAAGTCCATCACATCGTTCACCAATCACTTAAAAGAAATTGAACGACACTTTTGGGAGGAGCGGTTTGCCGTGTACAATACGTGGAAGGAGAAGGTGTATAGAAAGTACCAGCGCACAGGATACGTGGAACTGCTTACAGGCTTTAAATGCTACGGTCCAATGGGCAGAAACGATGCCACAAACTACCCCATCCAAGGAGCCGCTTTCCACTGCCTGTTGTGGGCCTTCATTGAACTTGACAAAGAACTCCGTCGCAGGAAGATGGAGACACGTTTAATTGGACAGATCCACGATGCCATTATCGCAGATGTCGTGCCTGTCGAAAAGGATGAGTTCTTGTCCATGCTACGGCCTATTATGATAGACGCTTTGAAAGAGGCTTGGCCTTGGATTATCGTACCCTTAGACGTGGAAGTAGACATGGGAGATATTGACGCCAGTTGGAACGATTTGAAAACCATACCCTTACCCTAAAACCTATACCTGATTATGGATAATACATTTGAAGTTAGCGTGCACGAAAAACACGTTTTATTGGAAGCCTTAAAGCAGTATTCTATAGGATCTCGTCACCCGGGTTTTATATCCCATAGAGATGCTGTCAAAAGCCTAGAGAAAAAGGTGGAAAAGTTATCCGCCTACCGACCTGCGAAATAAAGGATTTCAAAAAGAAAAAGCACGTTGTATAATATTAATACAACAGACAGCGGAAACCGTGTAAAGTGATAACCAAACTTTCTTAGGTTTCGTAACGAATAATGCCTTAATAAGTTGCCTCAAGCGACGAATACGGCTTTAATTTCTAAGGAATTGCGAAGAATAGTGCCTAAAAAAATTAACCGAGGTTTTCCGTTGTTTACTCGAGCAAAATCTACCAAAACGGGCAACCTAATTTTTTAAAGTTTTTTGACGAATAGCGCCTAAAAAAGTAAGGAATCCTAACGAATATTACCTAAATAAAAAAGTCTAAAGTATGAATCTATACCTAAAATACCGTCCGTCAAGTTTCGATGAAATGTACGGCAATAAAGCCACAGTATCTGCCCTCAAAACTATGGTAGCTAACAAGGAGGAATGCCCTCATTCTTTTTTGTTCCACGGACCCAAGGGAAACGGGAAGACGACACTGGCAAGAATAGTGGCTAAAGAACTTGGTATCAAAGGGTCGGACTTGCGGGAGCTTGACACCGCAGACTTCCGCGGTATAGACAGTGTGAGGGAGATCCGAAAGCAGGCATCTTACAGACCCCTAGAGGGAGAACGGCGAATGTGGATTTTGGATGAGTGTCATCAGCTCACAAAAGACGCTCAAAGTGCCTTGCTCAAAATCCTAGAGGATACCCCCAACCACGTGTACTTCGCCCTTTGTACAACGGACCCGCAGAAGCTGCTTCCGACGGTGAAAGATCGGTGTACTGATTTCCTTGTTCAGCCCCTAACGGATGAGGAGATGAAATCCCTTATCATGAGCGTCTGTAAAGCGGAGGGGGAACGGATAAGCGGGAAGGTCGGAAAACAAATTATTCAAGACAGTATGGGCCACCCACGTGCCGGCCTTCAAATCTTGGACCAGGTCCTACGTGTGCCCAAGGAGGAGCGCCTAAGTGCAGCCAAGCGACAGGCGGAGCAACAGAACCAATCCATAGAACTCTGCCGAGCCTTGTTGAAAGGTCAAAGTTGGCACACGGTTAAAACCATTGTAAAGGGATTGAAAGATGAGGATCCCGAGGGTGTGAGGCGCCACGTTGTTGCTTACTGTCAGTCCGTTTTGCTTAACAGTGACAACGAACGAGCGGCAATGATTTTTGAACATTTCATGCACCCATTTTATGACACGGGAATGGCAGGGTTGGTTTACGCCTCTTATGCCGTTTCAAAATCCTAAACCAAAACGTCACACGAGGAAAAATGAAAGAACTTAACTATGAACGAGACGTGTCCATTGACCCCGATCAGTTGGACACAGAATGGCTAGAACAGCCTCGCCTAATGCTTGCCTACACCAAACACGAAGCCCGGTGCAGACGCCAATATGATACGGCCAAGGCTAACCTAAATGTCGTGGAAGCAGAGATCGACGGAGACGTCCGGTCCAACCCCGATAGGTATGGCATTCCAAAAGTGACAGAGACCGCTGTCAAGAACGCTGTCATAATGTCAAAGGAGTACAAGGAAGCCCAGGAAGAACTCCGGGAAGCTGAGTACGAATTGAACATGGCTTCCGCCGCCGTCCGTAGCATGTACGGAAAGAAAGATGCACTGGAAAACTTGGTACGTCTTTACGGGCAGAATTATTTCGCCGGACCTAAGATGCCAAGGGACCTTTCAGCGGAATGGGAAAGGAAACAATCCCAAGTCCGTTCCAATAAAAAAGTCAAACTCAAACGACGATGACATTCATTACGATTTTGGTAATAATTCTCGTGGCTGCTCTTCTTGTGATAACACTGGCGCCACTATTAGCTTACCTGTGTACGTACATGGCGACAATCGCGAAAATTACTGCCTTAAAGCACAACAAAAATTCAACATCAAACAACCAATAAACCAATGGCAAAAAAACGATCAACCAAAAAGAAATTCTCCACGAATTTCAAAAAAGCAGTCCGCCGCGACAGCGAACGACAGCAAAAAGCAAGAAGCGGGTACGGATACCTTGAACTCCCTAATGGTGTGCCTGTGTACACCCCGGAACCGGGCGGGCGAATTCAATTGGATGTCATGCCCTACATCGTAACCGATGAAAACCACCCGGACAGGTATGATGATGAAGGGATTGCGGTACCGGGAGAAATTTGGTACAAGCGCCCATTTGAAATCCACAGAGATATTGGAGTTGGCAATGACTCCGTCGTGTGCCCACGTTCCATAGGCAAGCGATGCCCTATTTGTGATTACCGGGAGAAACGCCTCAAGGAAGGCGCGGATTGGGATGAAGTAAAAGAACTGAAAACGTCTCAGCGGAATCTGTATGTAGTGATCCCAATTGGGTCCAAGAAATATGAGCAGGTACCTCACATTTGGGAGATGAGCCAGTTCCTTTTCCAAAACCTGTTGAACACGGAATTGGAGGAGGATGAGGACTATGCCGTCTTCCCCGATCTTGAGGAAGGATTAACACTGCGGATCCGCTTTGACAGTCGCCAAATTGGAGAAGGCAATCCGTTTGCGGAAGCCTCCCGAATTGACTTCAAAGAACGTTCCCATACGTACGAACCAAGCATCCTCGATGAAATACCCAACTTGGATGAAGTACTCGCCATTCACGACTACAAGAAATTGGAGGCGATGTTTTTGGAGTTAGAGCCCGAAGACCTTGCCGAAGAGGAGGAGGATGAGGAAGAGGAAGCCCCTACCCGTTCCCGCAAAAAAGTCGTGGTAGATGACGACTACGAGGACGAGGAAGAATGGGAAGACGAGGACGAGGAAGAATGGGAGGAAGAGCCCGAGGAAGAGCCCGAGCCCGATCGGAAGCCGAAGCCGAAGGCGACCTCGAAGCCGAAGAGCAAGCCGCGAACGAAGCGGTCGACGACAGGGCGTCGCAAGCGCAGCAAGTAGCGACGGCCCCGCATGTCGACGCATGGCACATGGTCGACGGCGGATTTCTCGATCGCGGCGTACCTTCACGCCTGCGGCGTCGAGTTGCACTCCGCACGTCTCTCGCATCGGCCGTCGAACCAGTTCGATTTTCACTTCGACGACTCACGGGGCGATTGCGCCCGGCTCGCGATCGCTTTCCTGAATAGCCCGAGCCTTCGCTTCGATCTCTCGCAGCGTGCGCTGAAGAAACTCGCGTTCGGCTGGAACGGGAACGAACGCGCTGGCGAGCGCGGCGACTGGTCAACCGGCGACATGAGCCTCGCGGCTTTCATGCTCTCGACGGGGATCGAGATCGTCGGTTTTCGCCGAACGCATCCGTCGAAACGCGAGTACGCGTTCTATTTC